CTTGTTGTTCTTGTTGTTCTTGTTGTTCTTGTTGTTCTTGTTGTTCAAAATATATTTCAGCGTCTTGCCAATCAATCACTTCCGGTGGTGGGATCGGTGATGACAAGTTGCTTGCCAGTGACATACGGTCGAATGAGACGTATTGTGCTCCTCCCACAAAATTCATATAATTATCGCGGCATACCGGGCAAGTTCCGCGTGATGTTGTGTGATTCCCGATGAAACAAGGAAAGCACATTGTATGCTTCTGATTGAGATGCTGAGTGCCTTCACACGGAAGTGTCACGAATGTCGCATTTATGCGGGGGTTTTCCTCTTCATCAGACTTGCAGTAGCAGATGACACACTCCATTTTTATTTGATTGTTGATTGTTGATTGTTGGTTGTTGGTTTGCTTTCTCGTTGTCATCCAAAAGCATTTCAATTTTCCGAGTATACCATCTTTATCAACTTTTTAGCACAATATTTTGAATGTTCGGGACTAACTCCAAGCACTTGAAGTGTACCATAATGGTCATATTTTAATAGTTTTCCCAACATTCCTACCTTATTGTGATTGACAGCATAATTAATTAGTGTGGAATAATCGTGATTCAATATATACAACTCATATTGAGAGAAAAGATCACAGACATCTTTGTTCCCGTGTTCCAACAATGAATAACATATATCAAGCAGCATAAAGACACAATTAAAATAGGTTTTGTTGTCTTCTTCTTGTAAACATTTATGATTCGCGGCGACTTTGTTCCATCTTTTAATATTCGTGTTTAAAATGCTCATATGATAATGATTACAGCATCTTATTAAATCCATCGCATAGAGAGAAATATAATGCTTGATTGTTTCTTCAATGTCAGCATATTTCTTCTGGTTCTGTAAATCGTTTAATGTGTCACTCCATTGTTGGATTGGACGACGCAATATGCGATGTTCTTGTATGTTATAAAAGTTGTCCATGCTCTGTTTAAATGCCAGCCAAAACTGTTCTATCTCGTGGTCTTCATTCATCAACTACAATGATTTAACATTATAATATTTAAATGATTTAAACCTATTTTTCTTTATTTAAAAATAAGCAATTAAAATGTCGAAAACAACACAGAAAAAAGTGCCATTTGGCAAACCGTTTGTGAGTGTGTGTACTCCAACTTATAATCGTCGCAAATTCATCCCGATGCTTATCAAATGCTTTCTTTCACAGGAATACCCGAGAGAATGTATGGAGTGGATTGTCGTCGACGACGGAACTGACCCTGTTGGCGACTTGTTTGAGGGCGTTCCTTGTGTCAAGTATATTCGCGTCGAAGAGAAGATGAAGTTGGGACGCAAACGCAATTTCATGCATGAGCACACTAAGGGCGAATTCATCGTTTATATGGATGATGATGACTATTATCCACCTGAGAGAGTGAGCAATGCAGTGAACAAGTTGCGATCGAGACCAGAGGCTATTGTCGCTGGAAGCAGCCGTATTCACATCTATTTCAAGGATACCGGCAAGATATTCGAGTTCGGTCCGTATGGTCCAAATCACGCAACGGCTGGAACATTCGCATTTAAACGCAAACTGTTGTCGGAAACGCGATATGATGATGAAGCCGAGTTGGCCGAGGAGAAACAGTTCCTTAAAAACTACACCTTTCCGATGGTACAGATGATGCCTGAAAAGTCGATTCTTGTCTTCTCTCATGACCAGAATACGTTTGATAAACGCAGATTGCTGGTGAATCCCCATCCTGATTACGTGAGAGAAACGGCGATTAAGGTGAAAGATGTCATCAAAAATAAGGAATTGAGAGATTTCTATTGTAATGCTTAAAGATTGCTGGCGCTATTTAAAACTCATCACTCATTCCATCATCGAAAACAAACTCATCTTCGTCGATCTGTGCCGACGCAACATGAGTTCCATCTATCAACTTGTAAAGCCGATTGACTTCGAGGTCATTTATGTCATACTGCTCATATAATTCATATATCTTCTCCATCTCAATCGTTTCTCTCAATCTCAAGAAATGCAAATACAAATCCTTCTTATCCACATTGAGAGAAAGGCACATTTGCTGAATAAACTTGTTATTGTTGTATTCAGTCGCGTATTTCGTTAAAACCTTGGTAAATCGCACCTCATTTTCGGTGTATTTTGCACTCGGCAATGACTCATGCAATGTCTTGCTATTGTTGAATGTTTTAATGAGAGAAGTCATCTCGTTGAAAATCCATATTTGCTTCTGAAATGTCACACGATCTACATAATCCGCAAAACACATGTTCTCCAGCAGTTTTACATAAGTGTCCACATGGTTCGGCGATGAATTCAACATGTCAATTATGTTTTCGTGAAATAACAAGCCAACGCTGGTCCTATCCGTTTCATTTATTATTGTATTGTGTTCTTTTATTGGATAATAAGTATTTAACAGTTTCGTAGTAATTTGTTTAGTATCATCGTTGCTCGATTTATATTCGAACACATCCGATGTGATTATTCCCTTTTCCATCAAATCCATCATGTTCTCCAGTTTTCTCAAATCGCCATTCACATAGTTCGCCAGTTGTTCTGGGTTGATTTGTTTTGTTGTGTTTATTATGTTCACAACTTGACTAATTGTCGGCTTATTAACTTTCACACACACGCATACATTTTTCAGTTCTTTTATTTTCTTGTCAACATGTGCATTGCCGATGCATATAATAGGATTTACCGTATATTCTTCCTTCTTCTGCTTTTTCGTCTTTTTAGGGCGAATTAGTTTGATTAGATTGTTGATTCCGCCTTTATCACCGTTGTTCATACCATCAACGTCGTCCATTACAATCGCGATTCTCTTGATCTTCTTATGAAACATGCTCATCACATTTGTGTCGGCCATATTGTTATTTGCCAGTCCATCGATTATTGACTTGTTTCTTACGTCTGATGCGTCGTAGTACACCATATCGTAATTCATCTCCTTTAATACCTGTTTTATTAGATGCGTCTTTCCTACACCGGCTTCTCCATACACATAAATGCCTCGACTTATCAGTAGATTGTGCTTGTTTTCTTCGAAATTTGAGAGAAAAGCCTTAATACTTTCGATCATTTCTGTTCGATCGAGTTCTTTCGAATAATCTCTTCTTGTATTTCTTCTTTCCATAGGTTTCGTATGTTATGTAGAAAACTATAATCTTTATATGTTTCACGCTCTTTTAACTTATTTTCGGCGATTTCCTTTTTAAAATGGATGAGATAGCGTTTAAACTCGGGATTTTTATTAGCATCACATGTTGCGAGCAGATTTGTGATGTGTGACTCGAAATTGCCAGATAAATGATAGTATTGCTGGTTTTTCGTCCATCCAATATAATTTTCAGATACAACCAACTTAAATAAATACTTATATTTGTTGATGATAATATTGAACATGTATAAATCAAAGAAGCGAATTTCCTTGTAAATTAAGTAGTGATAACGCTCATAATACTTCTTTTTTGTGCGAATTTTCGTCGTAATTGGCAAATAATACCAAATAATTTCCATTACTTCCCATGGCAATAGTATCATATATCTCATATCAAAATTGCGATGGGTTACCGGCAATCCGGTTAATATGTCATTAATGTGTAGGCTCATTATAAGATTATACATTAATGTGTATATATTTTTAATTAGATTTGTATTTAACACTTAAGTCCGTCCCATATGAGACCGCATCCATTTGCCCATTTGCATTTCTCGGTTATGCCAGTGGGTCCACTGTATTTCGGCTCATTAAAGTCCATTTCATCAGTGTCAGTGCACTTTCCGACTTTAAGTGTATTGCGACATTTGTTAGGTCCAGTTGATTCCCAGTAATCAGGACATTCAGCGACTTCAGGAGGGTATTTCGTTGATGATTTGCTATTATAGATCATAAACCCAATAACTGAGAGAGTTCCGGCTAAAATTATGGCAGCGATGTAAGATACAATTTTTTGAAAGGTGAGGCCGTGCGAGTCATTGTGGCCGTGTGAATCACCTGTTGATGATGAATGTCCGGTTGACGATGAATGTCCGGTTGAGTTTCCAAAAAATCCAATTAACAGTCCACTCGATTTATGTTCATTCTCATTAGAATTCTTAAACAATCCACTGAACCAATTACCAGTTCCGTGACTTTCTTCATTTCCTCCATGCATCTTTTTACCCATTTGTTCTTGTTATACTATTTTGATATATTTTTTTACTATTTTTGTCTATTTAATGTATATAAATGAGCGTATTTCAGTCAAATTTTACATATGTCAGCCAACTTCCACCTGCACCAAGTCATCCTAGATTAAATGGCCTTGTAAATGTGATGGGACCCAATGTAAATGAACGGTTTTCTCTCTATGAACAAACAACTAAAGGTGCAACTGATTATTCAGAGGCTCTTACTGGTAACTTAGAACATAGTACACTGTCAGTTACATTCTTTTCAAAGGAAAACATTCAAATCATCCAAAACGCAATTAGAGTCAGTGTATTCAAGGCGACCAATCAATATATTGGTGATCAAGATTATGACGAACTGAAATCAGTGATGCGTAGCATCTTTTTACAGTATTCGGCGAATCGCCCTGATCATATTCGAGAGCAAATTACGGCTCTTAACAACAAGGTTCTTGCTTATTGTGTGCCGAACATAGTAGGAGAGATTGATGGATACTTAAAGTATAGACGTGATATTAGCACACTTGCTATGCCAATGCAGATGCCTGCTATGATTTCGAACAAGGGAACCAAGGTATTGGAATTGAAGCCGTGGTTTTAGCAAAGTTAACAAATTAACAAGTTAACAAGTTAACAAGTTACCTTCGGTACATTCGGTGCCTTTGGCAATCGTGTTTAATGTATCGTCGAGAGAACGCGAACTCCATGATAAACCGCAGTAAATGCAGTCAGAGCCAGCAGTAAATCATACGCTCTTGGATGTGCTTTCTCACGCATAATACCTATATAAGAGAGAAACGGTACGATGAGTGCGAAATGAAGCCAAAATATCGTTTTTTTATTCTTATCGACCTCCTTAACCGTCATCAGTTGCTTAGTCTGTTTCTCTTCTTCGTGAGGTGGAGGTTTGAAGAGGCCTGTAATTCCGGCTTTTTGTCCACGATGAAGAGGGAGTTGAGAGCATCCATAGTAATAGTCATACCACGCCATGGCCACGTAACTCACCACAAATATAGCGAAATAAATGAGATACTTGGCGAATGGCGACTGGTTTTGGGGTGGACAAAATGTGTAAAGAGCCATGATTATGAGAGAAAAGATGATGCACTTAATATTGAGCGTAAAAGGATAACCTGGGAAGATGCCACCGGACATATAATGTTTATTGTGATTATAATTTAAAATCACAACAAATGTATTATTATTTTTATTATTTAAACTAAACATCACTGCTTCCAAGTGTTGATGTGTCTATCTCTGGCTGAATTACTCGTGGTTTTAACAGACTGCTCATTTGTGATTGTTGTGGTTGATTTTGACGAGTAGTTCTTCCAAACAAATTAGCAAATGCAAATGCCTCTACAGGGGAATGTCTCCCTTGTTTCTCTCCAAATATCTCGTCAACAAGTCCATCCGTATTGAGCGACTCGGACCCCGGTGAACTTCTGCCTCCATTTAGCGTCTTAGCCATATTCTTAATCTCGTCTTGTGTTGGTTTGCGACCGTTCATCTTTAAATAAGTATTTACATAGTCCTCAATTTCGCTTATAAGTTCACTGTGTTTCTCTCGCAATTCGCGGTTATTTTTGTTTATTTCAGCCTCAATATCAGCGAATGTTCGTTCTTGTGGAGGGTCTTCAAGATAAATTGTCTCGTTTTGTATAGTTCCTCCTTCCATCATGAGACGCAACTCGTTTCTCTCGCGATCACTGATGTTGAATATTTGTGTTCCATGTATTTTATCACAGATTTCTGGCTTAATGAAGTCAATATTTTTCCTAAACTTGTAATTAAAGTTCTCTACAACTTTGCGAGGGATAAACGGAGATGTTTCGACCAGACGATCATACTCTCCGCGTGAATACTTGAGCATCTCATTTGGCATTGTGCGATCAAGTGGATGGCGTGTAAGTTCAGTCTTGACATTGCGGTAGAATTTGCCCCAAGCCATGGATGCCACGCGATGTGCCTCGTTTAACTCGGATATTTTGAGAAATTGGAAAATTGTTGTAATGATTCCGGCAAAAATGTTGAACGCACCGATGATCATTACAACCAAGTTCTTATATTCGTCACCAAAGCGGTCTTGAGCGAAGTTGGCGGTTCCAGTGACTGTCGAAATTATGATGACTGGAATAGTGAACATTGAGTTTTTAAATTTGAATATCTCGTGACTGCGGTAATGGAGCCACTGATAGCAGTGTGCTTTGTCGGCCCATTCTTGAAGCAGTGCTTCTTCCTCGCGTTTCCAGAAGTTGCGACGCTTAACTAACTCGTTGTTTTGTGCTTCTTCAGATACAATGCTTTTCTTCTCGTCTTTGTTTTTCTCTTCCATTACAAAATAATTAGATTATAAAAATGTAGTTATTTTATTTGTTTCTGATTATGCCTTCATCTTTTTAATGAGCGATTCAATGAGTTCGGCAAAATAATTGACGCGGGATTTAAACGCATCATAGTGTTGTTTAAACTCAACATGTATATAATCTCGCTTCAGTTTGAGACTGTTTGAATGTGTATTGGATATGGATTCCGAAATAATTTGGTCCGTTATGTTTTGATTCACGTATTCGAGACAATTGTCGAGATATGCGACTGTATCCTTTATTATTGCTAAATTATTGAATATGGAATCGACATTAACATAAATGGATTTCGTCTCGAGAGATGGAGTTGTCTGTTTTTTGACCGGGGATACTTTCTTTTGTGATTTGTTTCGGTTGAGTTCTTCTTCTTCAAATTGAATCGAGTTTATACTGGTGGCGATGACCATTATTTTCTCTCCAACCGCATATATATCCTTCTGGAATCGCGAGAGAAAGATGTTCTTCAAGTTCTGAACGTATTGTTTTTCGTTGTTAATTATTTCGATTTGAAATTGCAAAATCTGGCATGTATCATCGAGGTTGATAGACTTATTTCTCATAAGATTGGCAACGAGTTTGTTGAGTTCTGATGTTTTATTGTCATTGTCCTTAATCATGGTGTCTAGCATTGAGAGATGCTTTTCAATCGTTTCAAGTGTAGATGTTATTTGGTCTTTGTCAATGGTTTGAGTTCTTTTTGCTGGTTGTTCTTCTTGTATAGAGAGAGAAATTTGAGTAATTTCGCTTATGCTGCTGATAGTGTCTTCAGTATTAATGCTCATTATATATTATTTAGTGGGATTTAAAAAATTGAGTCGGCACAAAATTTATTCCACTGCGAATATAAACTAATTGGTAATCAAGTGTTTTTATACATGCTTTTACAAGTTAATAATGAATTCACACTTTGTTTTTCACCAGTATCATATCTAACAGCAATTCCTAATACTTGATTTTGATAACAAATAGTCAAACGAGTTCCGTCACTCACACCCCATCCCGGTTGTTGTAATATGTCTTCAAAGTCGAATACACGCCATTCGCGTAAAAACCCTTTGAATTTGTTGTTTTCAAGTCCTTCTTTTTTTGATTTTGTAAAAGGATTTTGAAATGGTTTGCCGAAACGCTGTTCCAATCTTATCTTCCTTGATGGCCATTCAGTCTCAGAACACTCAATAAATTCGGCTTTATACACCGGAACATTTTTTATTGTTCCTTTTACTCTAGGTGAAACTTTAATATCTGATCCACACCCTATATCCTGTAGAATACGGTTTGCTTCTTTTTCTGTTAGTAGAATACCGGTATAGGTTGGATGCCTGGTCGTTTCTTCATTTGAAGAAACAATGTCATATCTTGGTTCACTAGATGGCAAATGACTTACACGACTGTTTCGTTTGTCAATTTTCTTCATTTTCCATTCAATGTGATAGTATTCATCATAACCTATTCTTCCTGCTGAAAGTTCCAATGTTTTCTTGTGACCATAGATCTTTATCGGTTGAAACGATCCGTACTTTGTTGAATAATGATTCACTCGTTCTAGTGCTTGAGACACTGTTGAAAATGTTGCTGTATTCCTAAAATCATGAAGTGTATTTATTCTGTCATGGCAACTCCATTCAGTTGATCTTGTTGATGTTTGATCAATTACAATTAGAATCGGCTTGGTCGTCGTAAATCTTTCCCAATACTTTGGATTTGACCATTGAATGTTTTCTCTTATGATTTCTCGTGATAGTGAATCAGAAGTCTCACCCTTGTCAACCAATATTATAAACTCATGTATAATCTCTCCAATGCTATCAAGATGTTTCACAAAGTGAGTATACGCCTTGTTTTCTTTCTTGTCCTTCTTTTTCCCACCTAATTCGGAATAAGACAATCTAAGAACTGTTATATTTCTACCATCATTCAATTCGGCATGTCTTCTTGTTTCATGAAGAATTTCCTTTCCTTGTTGTGTAAGTTCCAATTTTGAAGGACCAGTTTTAATGAAGAATGGAGTGGCTTCATTTACTAAATCTTCATTGAGAAACTTTTCAGGTCCACAAAATGTCTCCGGTGGGGTGTATTCAACTGTTTCACCTGTACAAACCATGTCAGTAACCAGTTCGTCGTACTCGTCACATTCATCAACTTCACCACTAAAAAGCACTTCCTGTGGAGTTGCACTGTATAAAACAGTTGTTGCATGTTCATTTGATCTAACATGCTTGTACACACTTGACATTGTTTGTTTTTCACCTGTTCCAAAATCACATTCGTCAATGTGAATTATTATTGTTTTGTTGTTTGCAAACTGTTCATCGCACCATCTAATTAGATTTTCAAGGTCTTTCTTTGTTTTAAGAGAGAACACTGACATATTATGAATTTTAAGTTCGTTTCTTTGATCTTCATCTGCAACTCTATGAAATGACGAAACAAACGCATGTACGCGCATAGGATTGTGAGAATGATCGCGAACCGCTAAATATTCAACCATCTCTCTTTTTCCAGATTTTACGGGAGCCTGAATCAAAATACGACGACATTCATCAGAATTTATCAATGGCAATACCTTTAATTTTAAAAATTCAGTCAATGGTCGGCGGTGTGTTTCAAAGTTTTCGACAGACCAGCCATGCTTATTATTTTTAGGAGGGAGTGTTGTCATCGTTTCTGTTTGTTTTAATGTAATCCAAAGAAACAATGTTATTAAATCGTTTCAATTTTTTAAATTTGTTATTTGTGAAATAATGAGAAAACAATCTTTATTTTTTATTTTTATTTTCTCTCAAATTACAAAATCCAAATCGTACGTGTGTCCCACTTTGTCCTTCTTGTTCCATTCTTGAGAACTCGCGTTGTTGTGTTCCTGTTTCGCTCACACTCTTCCACGAGTTCCTCGGTCGTCATGTTCTGGTTGATCGGTGTCTTGAAGTAGTATTGGCCTCGTTTCGTCGGGTTTGTTGGGTGCTGGCGTGTAAGAACAACCAGTTTTACGCCTTGGCTCCTTGCTTCGGCGAGGACTTCCTCGAGTGGGGTTTCCTTCGGTAGCGTGTTCCTCGTTTGCTTGTACTTCTTCGTGCCGTCGCCTGACTCGCGGTTGCTGACATCGGTGTTGAATACTGCGGTAAAATTCATCTTTGCTTGGTTTTTGTGTGTGTGTGTTGTGAAATACCTTTTCATTAGAAATAGAAAAAGTATTTCAATTTTTTACAAATCCCACTCTCTATTCGCTCTCGATACTGCACGGCGTCGTCCCTTTTTGCTTAATTTGTATGCCTGTTCATTCGCTGAATCTGGCGACAATGCAGGTAAACTTGACGGAGATTTCATCTCTTTATCGGAAACGCAAGTCAATGTTTTACGATCAAAGCATCTTTTAGTTCTATACGGGCAAATTGCCTTGTCGTAAACCGTATTTTTCGGGCAATTCTCTCGTTTATGATATCCTCTCTTTTTTAATGTTTTCTGTTGTTTTGCCGTGAGAAATAGTTTCTTCTTTTGAGTTTTAGTAAATGGTTTGTATGTCTTGACTGTGTTGTTCGCAGATGAAAACGACACATTGCGTCTCGCTTTGGTGTGCTTTGCCTTGTTCTTATTCTTTGCAAGTGGATTTAAAGGGCACGTGCGTTTAGTTGTGTGTGGTGATCCACATAATGAGCAATTTCCGCCTCCTTCCATGGTTTCTTATAAACTAACGCAATAAAAAAATACAGTTCTCGGAATTTCGGAGTGAAATTTCAACAGGAACCTTTGGTTGATTGTGATTGAAAAACAAGTATGAAGCCCCATGCCGGCAGGCATATGTTTTAAGTCATCATTTTATTTTAAGTTATCATTTTATTTTAAGTTATCATTTTATTTTATTCATCACTCTTTGCCTTAGTCTTCTTAACCTTCAGTTTAATCGGTGCTTCTTCAACCTTCTTCTTGCGAATCACCGGCTTCTTCGGCT